ATCCTGAAAGGCCTACACAATTTTACGGCAACGACAGGGAACACTTTTAAACTAGCGCTATTTGACTCTGAAGCAACTTTAAGTGCTTCAACAACTGCTTACGCAACAAGTGCGGATGAAGTAGCAGACTCAGGAACATATTCTGAAGGTGGCGGAGCGTTAACTTCTGTTACACCAACATTATCAAGTTCAACTGCTGTTTGTGACTTTAGTGATATATCATTTACAAGTGCAACTATTTCAGCTCAAGCTGCTGTAATTTATAATAGTTCAACTGTATCTGGTTTAACTACCAATGCATCTGTTTGCATATTAGATTTTGGTGGCGTAAAAACTTCAACTGCTGGTACGTTTACAATTACGTTTCCTGCGGCTGAATCCACCGCTGCAATTCTAAGGATCGCATAAGGAGATAAATTATGGCCTCTATCCAAGGATGGGGCCGAGAGACTTGGGGCTCGGGTGCTTGGAACGAACAAGCACCTGTTGAAGCCACAGGCAATGGCCTCACGTCTTCAGTTGGTCAAGTTAGCACGATAACGTCTAACGTATTCGCTGTTACTGGAAACCAACTAACATCTTCCATAGGTGATGCAACTCAGTCATCTGAGTATGCAGCAACAGGTAATGCCCTAACGTCTACGTTAGGTACAATGCCTAATCCAACAATTGTTGATAATCAATTATTAACTGGATGGAACAGGGGTGTAGGTACAACAATACCACTAGGATGGGACGATTCATCTTGGGGTAATGGAGACTTTGTATTAACCGCGAGCAATGGTTTATCAGGAGCATCTGCAACAGTTTCTCTTGGAGAAGAATCAATTGCAGCTAATGCTGATGTTAACGCTAGTGGTAATAGTGTAACTTCTTCTCTTGGAACAGCGACTGCTGTTGGTATTGCTGAAGTAAGTCCAACAGGTAACGCACTAACTTCTTCTCTTGGAACAGAAACAGTTACAGGCGATGCTAATATTACTTTAACAGGTAACGCACTAACTTCTTCTCTTGGCGATGAAACTGCCACTGGTGTTTTCCAGTCAGGTTGGGGAAGGGGAGCTAACCAAGTAACAGGTGAATTAATTGGCTGGAGTGATAACCTTTGGGGTACACTTGAAACGTCTTACGCTTTAACAGGAGCATCTGCTACTACAAGTACAGGATCTTTAGGCTTCCAAGGTGATGTTAATGTATCGCTTACAGGAAATGAATTAACAGGTTCTCTTGGAACAGTTCTCACATCAATTGAAATAACAGGACAACAACTTAGCACTGCTATTGGAACGTACACAGTTACAGGCGATAATCAAACTACTGTTGTTGCTGGTGCAGAACAAGAACTTGTTGCAAGTCTTGGCACTCCAACAATTGTGTTCTCTTACACAGCGACAGGTGTTGAAGCCACCACAGCAACAGGTAATCCGACTATTTCAGCAAACGCTGATGTAACGGTCACAGGTGTTTCTATGACTTCTTCTTTAGGAGAAGAAACAGCAACTGGAGGAGCAACTGTATCTTCTACAGGAGTTTCTGCAACATCTTCGGTAGGATCAGTGACAGTGACTGGAGCAGCTGTTGTTACACCTACAGGGGTACAGGCTACAGGGAATATTGGTGAAGTTATTATAGAATCTACTTATTTCCCTACAGGGGTACAGGCTACAGGGCAAACAGGTGTTTTAAATATTCGTGGAGATTCTAACTTTACAGTTACTGGAGTTTCTGCTACAAGTACAACTGGAACTCTACAAGGGACTTTCTGGTCCGTTGTCGATGATTCTAACTCGGATATAAGTTGGACAGAAGTCCATAAAGCCGCATAAAAAAAGTTTTGACAAACTTTAAAATAATTACTAAAACTTTATTA